AGTGTCTCTGTCACATTAAAAGACTCAGGCGGTAGTGCTGTTAATTTGTCTGGGTATAGTATTGCCTCGCAAGTGTGGGACTCAGGTCGCACATCTAAGGCGGCTGATGTTACTTGTGCAGTTACAAGCGCAGCAAATGGAACATGGACTTGGACTCTTACTGATACTCAGACAGCAACATTTACGTCCGATGAATATAAGTATGATGTGCAACTAACTAACGGTTCAGGGCTGAAAGAATATTGGTTAGAAGGTACTATTTATATGGACCAAGGATACACAAGATGACCACAGTCAACATTACGACTAATAAAAATACTGTAACTGTTGA